ACTTCACCTTATCTGCCCAATATGCTGCTGACATAACACCTTTGTTTATATTCTTGGCATGACGTGCTTTGAATGATTGCCGACGTTGACGATAAGCTTTTGTTTCTCCAGCTTTTTTAGGAGATCCAGATACACCTTGTTGTCCAAACCTAATGGTTTTAACTTGTGAGCCAGACTTGGCTACAACAATATGTGATTTCTTAGGGTGATTAGGTGTACGCTTTGGCTTATTAAAGCCAGATACACCTGCTCTTTTAAGCCTTGAGTCTGTTGCCATTCTTATTATACTCTCCAACTTTGCCTAGTATGGATTGGATTCTTCCATCTTTACGGATACGAACTATCATTCCGTTTTTAATTTGTATTGGATTAAAACCATCATGGCGTTTATATTGACCAGATGACATTATTTTTTCTTCTTTGCCATCCTCATATTGTCAACAAGGTTTGGATACTTACGCCCTGCTGCTTTAGCAGCAGCCTTGGCTGCAGCTTTTTGTGATGATGTTAAAGGTTTTGAAATCTTCTTTGGGTTAGGTGTATTCCAAACTTTCTTTTTCATGACTTCTTCTTTACTTTAGGTTTCTTTACGCCCATTTTCTTAGACATTCCAGCCTCAGATAAAGCAATTGCAATTGCTTGCTTACGAGAAGTTACTTTTGGTCCCTTTTTAGAACCTGAATGTAATCCACCAGATTTAAACTCATGCATTACTTTCTGTACTTTTCCTGGCTTCTTCATTATTTCTTTTTCTTTAGTTTAGGCTTCTTAACGCCCATCTTTTTCTTGCCGTATTCAATTTCTCTTTCCATCTTGCCTTCAGTCTTTTCGTGCTTCATAGAAGCTTTCTTAGCTGCAGCAATTCCCTTTTTAGTATATGGAAATTTCTTACCTTCTACCATTGGCATATCTATCTTCTTTCTTTTAGTAGGTGAAGAGGGGCTGTTGCCAGCCCCTCTTCTTTAAACTAAGCCTGAGCTATGCTTGACTTTGTTTGGATAACGTAACGTGCTTCCTTGCGGAAGATGTTCCAACCAATCAGAGCCTTCCATCCTGCTGGACGGAAACGCATCAACTTATCGGTTACTGGACCGATAACAGTCTTTGGCTCATATGAAACTGCTTCGATAAGAGCTTGCTTACCAAGAAGAACAGTTGCATAAACCTTTGATGTACCTGAACCTGAAACGGACTCAGCACGAGGAGTTTCGATATAACGAATCTGATCGTAGATTCCAATTTCACCTGTCCATAGGTTACCTACACCTGCTTCAGTGTAAGTGTGTGGCAACTGCCATACAGCAGATCCGCTTGATTGTGCTTCTGAACGAAGGTCATAAGACACATCTGGGTGGATAAGTGCTGTATAGAAACCACCATCACGAGGTGACACATTTGCACCACGTAGTCTTGCTACACCTTTGCGAGCAAGAGCTGCAGTGATGTAAGGTGCTGAAGTAGATGAAGATACGTTCTCTCCATTAATAGTTGACTCATCAGCAGATGATGTTCCTGTGAAACGACCAGTTGCTAGTGATGTTAACTTGTTCCATACTAATGAATCAAGTGAGTCACGCATGTTGAAAGACAACATGTCGGCAACTGCTGGGTCGATTGCAGAAAGAGACTCAAGAGCAAGACGCTCAGTTGTGATTACAGAGTTACCGTATTCATCAACAACACAATTTACTCTGTTGGTGTTGCTTAACTGTACTGCATCTGGATCTTGTGTCTGGGTTAGTGCTGAAGTAGCACGAGATAGATCTGTGTAGACTTGGAATACAACAGTATTACCAGGGTTTGTCACATCGACAGGACGTTTGTCCGCAAACTTGCGGAACATTGGTTCTGAGCGAAGGTTAAACTCGATATACTTATCATACGCCGTCTGAATCAAGTTCGACATTGTTGATGTCGTAGTTGACGTTGCGGGTGTTGTAGGCATAATTTCCTTCTATTAGGGTTTGATATGGACTATCAGCGTTTTAAGAAGTTAGTTAATTCCTCTGCACTTGATGCGTTAGCAATCAAGGAAGAAATGTCTTGACCAATACTTGGGTCAATATCACCATTCTCAAAGTCTGATATTTGCTCAAATGATTGAGCGTCAGCGTCTGGTTCATAACCAGCCTCTGACTCTTCAACGGCAGTAATTCCAAAAGCATCGCCGTATTCGGTTAACCATTCAGAAACTGCATCCTCGTCGGCTTCAATATCCGATGGAATGAACTGAGCGATTCTTGGATTTAGTCCAAAGCTTTCTAGGATTTCTCCTACTGAAGCTTCGTGACTATAAGTTTGAAACTCTTCAATAACTTGATCTCTTTCCTTAAGTTCTTTGGAAAGTAAATCAACTTGCTTGCGTAGTTTCTTTACTAGATCAGTACCAAAATCTGAAGAATCATCTTCAAAATCGTACTCTGTATATTCTGCCATTGTGTTTTCTCCCTATAGTTGATTGGACCCTCATCGGGTTTGCACCACACGTACTCCTCACCAGGGGAAGTGATTCGTAGACGTGATGACTACCAGACTTATACACGTTACCTGGGCTGGTCGGTCAGGAACGGAAACTATTTATACGTCTGCTGTTTTATTACGACGTGCAAGAGATGTTGCATCGATTGCAGACTTTTGCTGGAACAATGCTCTTTCTTTAGAAGCAAGTTTCTTCTTCTTCATGGTTACATCTGTACCACCAGCAAGTGCTAACTCTTCACGAGCAACATCTTGTTCTCCAGCGGTCTCACCATAAAGACCCATTAATCTTCTGTAATCTCTTTGTTGTGCAGCAGCAGTCTGGAATGCAGACTCTGCTTGACCTGCTTTACCAGCAGTGTAGATCTCTTCAGCAAATGCTTTATCAGACATCTGACCTGCACGAAGTGCAGCTCCACCGATTTCAGCAGATGTGTACATCTTCTTAGCTTCTTCAGTTGTGTATTTAAATCTAGAGTCAATTAAGTTCATTGCTCTATCTTTATCAAGAAGATATGCTGTTAAGTCCTCATTGGTTAATCCATAGTAATCTTTAAGTGCTGTCTTAATTCCTTCGTCAGCATTGTTTAAAGCATTTCTTGCTATGTTAACTCGATCAGTTAATTCTGCTGTGCTTACGCCCATAGCAATGAAGTTAGTAAAATCTTCTTGCTGGTCATAGAATCCAGTAGGAAGACCTGCTTCTCTAAGGATTTCCTCGTAAGCTTTTTCAGTTTGAATGTATTCATATGGGGTTAAAAGTCTGTCTCCAGGACGACCTTTACCATCTGCCATACGCTTTTTAATTACTTCATTAGCAGCAAACCGTGTCTTATAAGCTTGGCTATTGTAAATACTATTAAGAACCTGTGCGTCAGTTGGTGCTATGTTCTCTTCGTAAACTTTATCAATTGTCTGCATTAAAGAATCAATATAAGCTTGACCTAATCCAGTATTCTCAAACATCTTCATTACTGAATCACGAGCACCAAAGTCTTTATATGACTCTATTAAAGAACCTCTGGTTCCATCTGACATAGTGTAGTAAACTTCAACTACGCCACCAGTTTTACGTACAGTTTGTTGACCAACAACTTTTGGCTTAGCAGCTTCTGCTGCAGCAGCAGCTTGCATTGATGCAATCTGTGCTTGTAATGCAAGAATTTGTTCATTAACCGATGCAGTTGCTACAGTAGTTGGATCAATAAATGTTGGTGCTGGTCCTCCACCACCGCCAGTATTACTACCGCCAGTATTATTATCTCCAGTGTCACCACCATCAGATGGAGGTGGTTCTTCTGTTGTAACTTTCTTTTGTCCAGTTAAAGGATCTATATCTGGATTTTCGGCAAAATATTTTGCTGCTTGTCCTGCATAACGTGCAGACGCAGCAGCTTCCGCTCTTGAAAATCCTTGTGCTAATAATGAGTTACCAGCAGCGTTAGCTTCTCTTCCTCCAACAGCGGAGTTAGACATAAAGTTTTCAGTAAAATCTTGTCCAGCTTTTGCTGCATCATAAGCACGTTCTGATGCTCTTGCTCCAGCAATTTTTGTTTGTTCGTCAACTACTGGTGCTTTAGATGCTTGATAAGTTTCTTGAAATGCACCAACGGTTCTTGCCCAATTTGCTTCGTCTAATCTCATGCTAGGAACCCATGATCTCTAAGAATTGTTGCACCAATATTTGTCTTTTCTTGTTTAGCAGTCTCTGTGAAATCCCAGTTAGAATGACGACGTGCTGCTTTTTTAGCACCATAAAGATTCATTGGCACAATGTTTCCTTTATCATCTGTATAGTTAAGAACTTGTTGTACTGTGTCATTATTAAGATCTATAGAGTTTGCATCAACTTCCCATGTATTAGCAATAGCCTGTAGATATGGGTCGGCTGCTTGTCTTAATGTTTCACCACGAGCAATCTTGTCTTTTAAGCCAGGAAATAATGAGATAGCACGTTGCTCTAATTCATTGTCAACATCTTCTGGGTTTAATGTTCCAGCAACCAATCCTTTAATTGATGCCTCAAACCACTTTTTAAATCCTTCATTTGAAGTTGTTGCTGGGTATCCATAATCCCATGCTCTTTCATATAAAGCTTGAGCCATAGTCTCAAGCTTTCCGTCAAGGTCGTAGATGACCTTTCCGCCAACTTCAAAAGTATTTGTTTTATCAAACTTAATAGAATCAGCCATTAACTTATTTAAAAAGTCTTGATCGTATCTAACAACCTTGCCGTCTTTAATAACAGCCTGTTGCATCATTTGATCTGCATACTTGATAGCATCGGCAGCGGTAATACTTAAACCATTGCCTGCGTATTGTTTAATAATATTGCTTGCGTTTAATTGTAAATCTGCAGCATATTGCCCAGGATTAGACTCTTTAAAATATGTATACTTACGTTGAGTATCTGTTTGGTTCTTATACCAAGCAGTACCTTGAATAATCTGTTGTTGTAAAAATGGATCTGTAATCATGGTTCCACTACCATCAAGACCAAGAATTTTATTTATTGCATCTTGAAGAGATTTATCTGAACCAATAATTGCAGCAGCAATACCAAACTTGGCTTGAAGTTGAGCCATGGATAATTTATCCATTTGAGTAGCACCAGTTGAAGATACGCCAGTATCTACAACTGTGCTGCTGCCAGGAGCATAACTGGTTGTGCTACCAGTTACAGGTGGGATTCCTGGTGTATTAACTACTGGCTTAGATGTATTAACCGTAGTTGGAATAGTAAGTTTAGTTCCAGAAAATATTGTTCTACCACCATTATATTTAGGGTTGGTAGTTAGTGCTGGGTTGGCAGCAACAATCTTTGCAACTGTTGTCTTATTAGCTGCAGCAATCTTTGATAATGTATCGCCAGACTTAACGGTATATTTATCTGCCATCGCCCACCACCGCTCCAATAGCATTTGGATCTGTTAGTAAACCACTAATAATTTTTAATACATTCTTAGCAGCAAATGATTCTGCAAAGTCTGGTTGGCTACGAGCAAAGTTGCGAGCAAACATAGTTGGATCAAATCCAGTTGTTTGTGTTCCTTTGGTTGTAGTTTGACCCAACTCAAAGCCTTTACCACCAGGAGCAGTAGTTGTAGTTCCTTCAAATATAGAAGGTTCTTTTGTGGCAGCAACATTCATTGCTGCAGTTCCTGCTGCTATTTCATTAGCAGATGCAGTACGACCAAGCTCTTGTTCCATAGTATCGGAAATGGTTTGAGCACCAGCGGATGGGCTATATTGAGTTACACGCTCATCACGTACTTTGGTTGTTCCGTACTTTTTAGTTGCACCAGCGTAATCTGATGGATCTAAAATGTCTAAATAATCTTCTGGATTAGAACTTACAGCATCAACTGTTTGAGTCCAATCAACTGCGTCAGCCCATACTTTTTGTGCTGCTGATTTAGGAACACCTCTGGCAGCAAGTTCTTTAATAAATTGCTCATAACGTGCTTTATTATTATTTTTAAGAAATTTAAACCAAGCTTTTGCTTCATCTGCGTTAACTGGATCTTTTACACCAGGAACTAAGATTGGCTTTGTTCTTGGAGTAAAGGTAGGTAGATTTTGGTTTGATACTGGTGTTGGTCGAGTAGTTGAACCTTGTTCATATTCTTTAGTTCCTGGTACAAGACTTTCGCCATTAGGACCGTATCTTACTTCAGCCATTATCTCACCACCAAGTCTGTGCTTAATTGAGGCATGTTTTCAAACCACCTTGCTGAGAATGTATCAAAGTCATCTCCCGCTACTTGTAAGAAATCAAAATGCCATTGAGACAACTGAATCCTTAGATCTCTTTCACGACGTGGGTCATTCATAACCAAGTCGTAATCTTTTTTCCATTGTTTAATTTGTTGTAGATAAAAAGCAATTTCATTCCATTTATTAGTTTGTTTACCAGCATGGCTCATCCATTTTTGGTTAGAAACAATCTCTTCAATTACTGGAACAGTAACGTTCCAAAAGTCTTTTTGACCTTGTTGACGTTCATCAGCCCAACCTT